GACGCCCAGGAGGATTTCCCGTCCGGGGTGGCGTGTCTGGAAGGCTACAGCAAGGACGTGAGCGCCGCGGCGGCAATCAAGCGGCTGCGCGAGATGCCGAAGCACGATCTGTTTTCCCACTCATGCGATGCTTTCCGGACCTTTGCGGAGGCATACCGGCTGAAACTGATCGACGCCCACATGGCCGGCGGTCAGCGGGCGAAACCGGCGGCGGTGGGTGGGATCAAGCCGCGGGCGAGACGATGAATTTTC